ACCGTCAGGCACTACTGTGCCAAATTTGATTAAGTCAGGAGTAGAGATGTCAGTGTGGGCAACCACATTGGTTACTGCACCATAAAATGTTGTGCCATTGGCTAAAAATTGTAGTGTAGTGCATGGTGTTACGTATTTTAAATTACCAGCAATCGCAGTACCAATTTGTTGCGTTACACCATTGGCCTGTAGATATCCAGTACTACTAGAAGTAGAACTTGATACTTGTTTAAAAATTAGCCCAGTGGTCGCAGTACCCAAACCTTGAACTGCCGAGCCAGTGCCACTGATAGCACTATTTGCAGTAAATACTGTGCCAACAGTATTTGAACTAGCTCCGGCTAAAACAAAATTAGCAGTTCCTACACTGGTAATTGTGTATGTTTTATTGGCTACTAAGTTACCAGGAACTGCAAATCCCGAATCAGTTGCTACAAATGTAGTACCAACGGTATTATTGACAGCACCTAATAGTGTATAGTCAGTGCTGCTTACTGTGGCTATTTTATATGACACTCCGGGCACAAAAGACCCAGAATCTACTGTTTGAGCAAAATTATATCTAGGATATGTAGCATAATAATAATTTTGCATACTTACTGAACTTAACAATGGGATTACATCGTTAAAAATTGCACTGTAAATATCGTTTGTTGTTAGAAAATTAAATGTAGTAGATTGTGTGTTGGTGTTGGCAGTAATAATACCATCATCGCCAAAAATGTTAGTTGAACTGTAACTGCCAGTGGGATCAATGGCGTCAAGGTATAGGCTTACTCCCGAACTAGTGCGATTAATCGCTTTGATTTTTTGTATACTTGTAAATGATGTCTGCGGGAAGATATTATAATCTTCAGCGTTAATCATACGATTTTGAGTATAATACTGTTGTGGCGCAGCAGTTTTAATATCTGACAATGACTGTGCAGCACTGGCGTTTGTAATTGTATATTTTAAACTGGCAGTTATTGTTAAAGTTTCTACAGTATTTTTCTTGCTTACGTAACTTAATGCTATAACAACTGACGATATGTCGTCGGGTGTAATGGTGTAACTTAAACCATTTCCGGTTCTGTAATAGAATCTGAATGCACCTTGGGGGATATTACTAAAGCTACCATCACCAAATACCAAGTTAACTTGATCATTAGTTAACGTATTAATTTGATATAAATTTTTATCTGTTAAATTATTAAAAATAACATTAACACCTGGTAGCGCAGGTACTTCATTCCATAGAGTTTGAGGATTATTGTTTACATCAAGACTATACAACCAATGGTCAACATCAGTGATATTAGAAGAAGCAATGTTTACAAAATTGTTTGGAATTGCATTAGTGATACTAACATTTGTTGCGTTCAACGAACCTTGTTTAAAAAATACAAAAAATCCAGTATCGTTACTACCATTACCGTTGTTATCGTTTCTGTATAGAATATTAAATCGACCAGATTTAGTTGGATCGTCGGCATAGATATACGGTTGTCCTATACTGGTCCCGCTTACTGCTTCAAATTGTACTGTTTGTCCTTGTATGTTTGTACTAAATGGTGCCACTGGTAACACATTTGTGGTTATGCCAATGCTGTACTCGTCGGTTTGTATACCATTGATCGTTTGACTATTGCCGGGTTTTCCAATGGTTTCGCTAGATACCATTGCAGCATTTAAAATTGTAGTAAATTGTTCTAACCAATTATCATTAGTAAGATCATTCCAAAATACAACACCATTGCTTAGGTTAATACCATTGCTGTCAACTAGTGTTTCGGTGGTACGTACACTATCAAATTTTAATAAACCACTTGCGGCAGTATTACGTCGTGGATTATAGCTCAACATGCGAGCTAATTTTAATATACTGTCTCGGCGTTGTGCAGTATCAATAAAACTTTCACGTGCATTTAAGTCTGTTCTAAAAGACAAACTTTGCCCTAAAAAGGCAATCATATCTATTAGAGCTATGTATTCACTGCTTTCAATGAAATCGTTGAATGTTTCTGGGTAATACGTTTTGATGTAGTTAATCATCGTATTACGCAAAGTTTCAAAATCGTAACTGGTAAAATCTGCGTTCGTGAATGTTTGATAAATCTTAGTCCAGTCTTGCTGAACTAAAAGATTTGTTTGACGAGTCGTTTGTGCCATATTTTTTACCTATATCGTATATTTATTTAGATAATAATATGTACAGTTAATTGGTGGTTAATGTTTGACTGTTACGATCAAAGTTTAACTCAAGTGTACTAACTTGACCGCTAGGCACAAAAGTTAAATTTAATTGAATTAAAAACCCATTTTCTTGTTCGGTAACTACCGCTTGTGTAACTTGTAGTCTAGGATCATAAGATATAATTCTAGTTATATCTTGTGAAATTGCTTGTCTAGTGGGTTCATCTAGTGGTTCGAAAATTAAATCCCAAATTACAGTGCCAAAATTGGGTTGCATTAACTTTTGACCGCGGCGGATGGATAGGTAATTTATCAGATCCTGTTGAGCCAGGGCAAAATCTGTTAATGTATAATTTTTTGCACTTTGAGCAGTGCTAAATCCAATGTATGTAGCCATACTGTATTTATTGACTTAAAACAGTGACTGTATAACGTCCGAGATTATAATAGTTAGCAGCATTGCCTATGTTATGAAATCGCCAGGCCCATGCGCCAGTTCCATTGGGCGTTGCATTAGTAGGAGTTGAGCCCACACCTAATACCCACCCAACATACATCATACCGGCAATTACATCAGTTGAGTCACTGTCAGTAATGGCATTTGATTGATACAATGCATAATACGTATCATGTAAAATTTGATAAGCCAATGCATCTTGAAATCCCGGGGTTGATAAAAAATCTTTAAGACTACTGATTTTTGTATTGTAGGTTGAATAGGAACTTGTATTCTTTCTGACAGTTATTGGTTGCCAATTAAAATTTCGATTAACTGCATCAGAACCATACATTTTAGCTGACCCCGGTACCAAAAATCCATAATTTTCCAACGTTTGCGCACCAACTTGATAACTGCCAATTAAAAATTTACTGCTGATTTTTGTATAGTCCCACCCGCTGGCATTATAACCAATTTGCGCAGCTAAACATCGTAGATTTATTAAACTGAATCGATCAATGGCCAGGGTTTGATTGGGTGCCGTAGGAGCAGTAATTAGTCCAAGTTGACCTTTAGGCAAAGTACCACTTAGTGATACTGTGGCTGCTTGTGTTATTCCTAAACTGGTTACTGCCATTATTTTGTCCTTATGGGGTTACTGTAAGATTATACACTTGAACATCTGGCAAAACTGCCCAAGATACGTTAAACGACAACGAACCAGGCACTGTTTCTATTAGATTACTAAAAGTATACGTGCCGTCTGCGCCAAAAGTGCCACTAGCAGAAGCCGATCCAGACACTGTAAATGTCGATCCAGCTAAGCCAGTAATTGTTACGCTAAACGACTCGCCAACTGCCACAGTCGAAGGGCCCACAATAGTATGCGCTTGTGCTTGTGCAGTAGATAACTGGGTAGAGTCTGTTACTGTAGTTGTAGTTGTTGTAGAAGATGTTGATGTACCAGCCGACGTCGCAGTTATTGTAACTGGTTGATTACCACCTGGTGTTGCGCAGGCAATGTTATATCCACCATTACCACCATTGGCTACAAGAAATTGCGGACCAACCCAATAATTTCCTGGCTGCCAAGATGGCGGCTGTGTTGGATCTGTTGTATTATTTGAAAAACTAAAGCTAAATGTTGGCGATCCTGCAGTTACATTGAGATTTATCTGTTCATTTACTATTCCATTTAATGGATTACTTCCTGGTGCATAATTAAAGTCGCCAAACAAAATAAAGCTAGTAGATGGCGTTTTGTTAAGTGTAAATGTCCATGTATACAATGTCCCTGCAGTGCTATTGTATGTAGCCAGGGTCGAGGTGTAAGTAGTTGGATAAGACACAGATGAGTTTGCAGCGGCTTGTGAACTGGTAGCATCAGTGGTGTTTGATGTAGTATAAGTAAATGGTGGTGAATCTTGTACCCCGGATAAATTTTGTCCGCCATTTACACCTGAGGTAGAGAAATTAACATACGCATATCCAGTGGGATTATGTAACCAAATAGATCCAGGTCCGCTTATGCTACTGCCAACTGTATCTGATGTAAGCGTATATGTTGCTGTCTGCGCTCCGGCGTCAAAGGGGAGTGCAGATTCCGTTATATTTTTCACACCGCTGCCGTCTGCAGGTTGATATAATATATCAAACAATATATCAAATGAAGTAACTGCAGGTTTATTCAAAGTCCAGGTCCACGTTGGTAATGGGTCAACCCCATAAACACCGGTAGACTTTGTAATAGCAATGGTATAGGATGATGGATACTTTGGGTCAACAACTGTGGCAGACAGTGGAGTAGTAGCAGATACTAGTGTATAATAGTAGCTTGATGCAAAATCAATATTGCAAGCAAGTGGAGTACCTTCGTTGCCACTTATGACACCAATTGTTCCTTGTGCAGATGAAGTGGGCATTATATACACTTTACCAGGTTTGGTATATCCACTTACATCCAATTGGTATTCCATTACATTCCCATTTTGTTCAGCTGATACAGACAGATTAAATTGGCCGCCCTGGAACGAACCAGACCCGTCAGCATACTCAATTATTTGCACAAAAGGTCCAAACACAGAATCTGTGTCAACATAGGTATCAAGGTCAATATAATACTTTCCGCCTGATTTATTACCAACTGTACCAGTATTGCCTTCTAGTGTCACGCCAGTAACATTCTTTGCAGTTGTAGTTGGTGTTGTTGCAGTACCTGCAGAACTATTAGTAGTAACAACTGTGCCCCCAGTTGTAGTTGAACTATTTTGTCCTGTGGGAGCTGCAGAAGAATATAATGTAACCGCAATAGTAGGCAATGAGTTACCTATACTATCTGCGGCAGCTCGTCCAGTGAATCCAGCAAACATAATATTGTTTACAGTAGGATTGCCATCCGCAAACCATAATGTTGTAGGAATAGTAAAGGTAGCTGTACCTGTTGAGTCAAATGTAACCGGATCAGCTACTCTGCGGCCTCCATCATAGGCACTAGTGTATGTGCTCAAATTGGTGTATTGCCATCCCTCGGCTACATAGAATGTACTGCCAGCATATGACGGATTGTTTGTGGTTATTGTTATAGTAAGGGCAACTGAGGATTGGTGCTCCACTGTCCAATTCAGTGAATTATCTAGAGATTCGTTAACATTGTATATACTATAAGAATTTGATCCATTGTTGACCAAAGTGCCCGAGCTTGCAGCAACACTGATTGAGACTGCTGGTCCTTTGGCAACCGAAGTTCCGGTTGATGTGGAGGTATATACTATATTAGTAGTTGTAAATGTGGCGGTACTTGATGTACCATTATTGGGTTGAGCTTGACCGATCGTTTCGCCATCGGGCCCAATTAAACTGTAAGTGTTTTTAACGGTATTTAACTCAACATGACCGTATGTATTATCTGTTTTAATATTAACAAACAATAAATTTCCAACTTGTAATTCTTGGTAGGGATATGTCAATGTCTCAGAATGGGTACCTGGGGATATATAACCGCCAGGTATAGTAAAATCAACATATTCCCAATTAATAATTAATCCGTTGCTGGTATCATTGCCGGATGTTACCAATGGGGATAAATTATTTGATACTGAATCAGTAGTGCCTAATATCGAAGGAGGAGTATTAAATTGTTTTCCGAATGCGTATGCAAATGTCATCACTGGTGCATCTGATGGAATGTTAGTTAATTTATTTTGTGCGTCGTAACAAGCAATTGGCCGAAAAGTGCTTGCAGCTGGCCAATCGCCGGCAATTAAGTCATAATATACTCCAATTCCGCTTGGTGTAGTAGCATATATTTCTGCGCCAACTTGGTAGGCTTGCCCGGGGCCCACGGTTGTAGTGAGTTGTGATATGTCCGCACCAGTGTTTGAATCTCCAAAATTAAGAGTCCATGCACCATTGAAACTTTTGCTCTTAACATATTGTCCGGCATTATTTGCAGGTATTGTTACTGTTGTTGTGGTAGTAACTGGAGTTCCTGTAGATACTGTGCCGGTAGTTACTGCTTGTTTAGAGGTACTGCTAGATCCTGAACCAGTACCAGCCACAACAGTAACAACTGCAGCTGCACCAGCAAGACTAGTTACTGCTATAATTGTGTTAGTAGAATCGTATGTTGTTATTTGTCCAGTATTTTGATCAGTGATGCTGTATCCGCCATTTTGTAGCGCAGTATATGTAACAGGTTGCCCACCAGGAGTGGTAACTTGGTATTTGTCGCCGCTACTGAGTGTTTTGCTGGTACCATCATTTAATTTAACAGTGATTGTAGTACCATCAGACGCCACTGAGCTAACTTGTGTACCTAGAGGTGCCGACGGAGTTCCGGTTGAAGATGATCCTACTGGTCTTGCCCACGGCTCGTGTGCAGGTACAACTGTACAAATAGAATCAATCGATGGGCCCGGTCCCCAGTTAGTCCCATTGAACGCAGTATCAGGTTTGAGTTTAGGAATATGTGTGGGGAACGGTGTTGGTGTTGATGGCTTACCACCATTGAGTGCAATAGTAGCACCATCTATTGCGACTCCTCCAATGGCACTCATTGATAATGCAGCACCACTGGTTATATTGGTCCACCCAATAGCTTCAACAGATACACTTGCGCCCGCTGAAAATGTAGATTTGCCAGCTGATAACATATTAATATCAATACCAGTTTCAACACTAAGTCCCCCGGGAGTGTACATATTAATGCCACCAAGCCCGGCTTGCATATTAATTGCACTTTCGCTGTGCATGTTAATGGGGCCTTTAGATCTTACATTAAATCCGCCAATGCCATACATGCTGATTCCGCCATCTGCCCCAAGTTCAATCCATTGGTACCCACTGGCAGTTGCAATGTACAGGATATTTTCTTGGTCATTCATTAAAATTTGATGACCGTTTGTTGTGCGCAAACGTATGCCTTGGTCAGTGCCGTCAGCGGTGCCATCATCCATAACAAATTGATGTCCACCTGTTCTTGCATACACAACTTCGGGATTATTTGAATTTTGATCTCCGGCGGTAGTTTTTCTTCCCGGAGTACTAATACCATATACATTGCTAGGCGATTCTCGTAAACTACTGGAACTTGTTGCTCCGCGAACAGGGTCGCTGTCTAGTCCTTGTACAATTAATCTAGATGCTTGATATTCATGTGGGTAGCGAGGTGTAGTGGTCAGCGCAGTAGATGCTAAGGCGCCACTTTCACTTACATCGTATTCTACCACTGGTAATACACTACTGGCATTAATACTAGACAATAACGCATCGCTGGGATTTTTTAAATCGGTAGCACCGCCAACATTGTGACTTATACCCGGCACCATGTGATGACTGGGAGTGTCATAAATGCAGGCAAACCAATATCCGTCACGCCCTTGATCGCCACCAGTAAACACCACTAAAACACTATTACCAATGTCCGGCGGCACAAACCACATACCATAACTTTGTCCCGACGTTGCTGGGCTGTCGGGTAACTGTCCGGTATTTGTTCCTGCAGTTGTTCCATAAAAAGGGCTAGCATAGGCCACACGTAAAGGTTTACCACTGGCATCTGCAAAGTCAGGAATCACTACCCATAATTCGCCAGATCGGCTTTCTGCCACATGTCCAGTTACTACTCCAACGTACGGGCCTGGATCAATAGTTAAGCCAGTTTTTTTACTGTCTGGTGTGCCGCCTTCGCCAGCGCCTTGTTTTCTTGTTTGACTTGTTGCCATTATTGTTTGATCCTGTATGTGTCTTTGCCGCCATTAACTGCGGCAATTGATTGTTGATTTGAATATGAAGATTGAACTGCTGATGTAGTATTTGTTTGTCCCAAACGTTGCACTGGTGCCCCAAATGATTTTAAAATATCTGTTTGCATGTAACGAACCAAAGTTAACGTTTGTTCAAATTTACCGTTAGCAAATGAATTTTTAATAGTTACTACTTTATACTGCCCACTGAACAGTGAGGTATATGTGTTAGTGCCATCCATTTGCGGATACATTAACCCCGTATCATTATAAGCTCCGTCATCAATATCAATAGGAGTGTTTACAGTGACTGTTACTACCAGCTCACCTGTATCAAATCTCAAGTGTCCATATTTTTTTACAAAGTCGGCTTGGCTTACGCTATCCCAATTTGTATAATCATTAAAT